ACGACGCTGGAGGGCGCGGCGTACACGCCTTCGGGCATCGTCACGGTAGGTGACTGCAAGTCCGGGGACGATTGCGAGACGATCCTCTACTCGGCGGTCAACGGCACGCAGATCACGCCCTACCGGGTGAAGTTCTGTCCCGGTGAGGACCCCGTCTACTATGACCAGAACAATGCCGAGGTCGATGCCAGCGCAATTTCCGGAACACTGGTGCCGGCGAGTGACATCGATGTCGAAAGACAAATCATGTGCGACGGAACGACGACATTCGTCCGCTGGTTTGTCTACGTTGCAAGCGATCCGAGCCTCAACTTCAGCTACGACACAACGTTGAACGGCGCTGCCTTCACGCCTTCCGGCGACGCGCGCGTGGGTGACTGCAGAGCCGGGGACAACTGCGATACGCAACGCCTGTACCAGAGAAACGGCGACAGCATCACGCCATTCTTCAGAAAGATATGCCCGGGCGCGACACCCATTTACTACGATGTGATGGGCATCGAGATTGATGCTGCGAGCATCACCGGGGAAGTTCTGCTTCCGGAGGATGTGGATGCCGAAGAACAGCTCATGTGCGACGGCGAAGACAATACCTTCATCCGGTGGTTCGTCCTGATCCGCGGAAAGCCGACAGGGATCTACTATGACACGGATCTGACGGGCGCGTTGCTCGACCCCGCCCCGGACCCGGAGAAGGTGACGGTTGGCATCTGCCCGAACTGCCCGGTGATCGAAACGATTGCACGGTGCGATATCGATCCCGGCACGCGGGTTCCGCTGGATATCTCGCATCTGAAGACAAGTGGCGAACGGAAGCTGCTTTCTGCTCTGGACGGGTCGTGGTCAACCTATGCGGAGTTCATCAACTCGAGCTTCCGGTTCAGAGGCAACATCACCTGGGAGTTCAGCACGCCGGTCAATGTGGAGTTCACGATCGAGCACGGGGAGTCGAGCGAACGGAGCCTGACCAGTTCGGTGCCCCTGAAGGTGACCAGAGCGGATCCCGGGGTCAGCTACAACGAGGCGTCCAACACGCTGACAATCCAAATGAGCACCGGAAGCAATCCGCCGCAGGCCGTTGTCCTGGCAGAGAACATCACGACGATCACGTTCCTGGCGGACGATAACAGCTCACGTTGGTTCATGAAGAACGTCTCGTACGTGCTCATCAGAGAACCCATTCCCTTCCTGCAGCAAACCGAAACGAGCTGTGAGGGTGTGGTGAAGGTGAGCCATCTGACCCTGGAAGGCGAACCCTACCAGGTGGAAGGCGAGGTGGGCGACTGCAACTTCCCCGTCGAATTTTAGTGGCTTCCGACAGCTGTCACGGGGGGCAGGCAGCATGATTGATACGCAACAATGGCCGGGACCGAGGGCCCGGCCACGCCAATCATGGAGTAAATGATGTCCCAGTTTGCCTGTTATGAAGAAATAGGGTGTGATGCCTTTATCCTGATCGACAAGCTGAGCGACGGTACGGAAAGGCCGTTCCTCAGAAAGGTATGCAAGGATTTTGGAGCTGATACCACCACCGTGGATTTTCTGCTGGACGGGATCACCCCCTATACGGTGGAGGGGACGGTCATACCGGTAGGCAGCGGAGGTGGCGGCGAATGCGCTGCCACGGTCACGGTCCGGAGAATGTATGACATTGCCAGGCCGGCCGGATCGGAACTCAATGCCGATGCAGCAGAGCCCCTCTGCGCGCCGATCTTCCTGCGGCACTTCGTGTATGACTGCGAAGGGAAGATAACGCAGGTTTACGATACCAAGGAGGACGGCCTCACACCTTACTATCCCGTCAATCCCCGCGAGATCCTCAACGAGACCGTTCCGACAATCAGTTATCTAGTATGGCCAAGCATCAGGCACCGGGTTCATCCGGAAGACAATGGCCAGAACAAGAAGTTCGAGCTCCCCGTCCAGAATCCGAAGACTGGCGAAGTTGGTGTCGTCGTGCTGGACTCCGCGACGGCGGCAGCACCTACTGCGGCAGACATCCCGCACTTGCCAGGGTGCAACTACAGCGGAGAATTTCTCTACATCACCACGCCGGCAAAACCGGCGGAAGACTGGCGCGACGAACCGCATCCGGACAGCCGGTTTACGTATACGCCGGATGATGTCGTCAAGGGCATGTCGGTGCTTCGTCTTGAGTTTGAAGACATTGACACGTTCGAGGGCGTTTGGGGCCTGACGCCGTGGCCAGATGTCATCGTGGACATCAACGGGAGGACCGATACGATTGAAGTCGATCCTGCCTACGGTGCCATTCACTCGAAAATCGATAACAACAGCGTCTACGTCTATTATTCCACCATTCCGGAGCAGATTACCCATCTCTACAGGTTCCACAGCGGCCCCAACGGAACATCGTGTCGCGCGGCGCGGTTCACCGGCTATACGATCGAGGTCGGACCCTGTTGCGGATGTACGGAAGAGGCAGACGAGAGCTGCCATGAACTGATTTCAGCCGGCTTCAAGCGTCTAGAAGACGGCATGCAGATGATCCTGCCGCCGGACGGCTACGATCTTCTTTCGGTGCGGGTACAGTCGCTTCGAGGCGAGACCGAGATCAGGACGGCCGATGGCACCTCATACGTTCCTGACGGAGCCGACGTCAGTTGGGAAGCGCAGGACACCAACGCGAGCCTGACCCCAATGCTGATCGGAATTTCGTCGCTGCGTCTGGGCCTGGCCAATGTGTCATGGACGGCAAGGCGTTTGCCGGGGAATCTGACCTCGCAGGTTCTATGCGACCCGCAGGGGGCGCTCACAGAGTTCTTCAACGTGGATAGCAGCAACGGCAATCAGACGCTGGCCAACAGCGTTCAGATACAGGCTCCGGCCCCGACCAGTCAGGAATACGGATATGGCGTGCAGCCCTTGAATGGCACGTTCACGATCAACTTCGGAGACAAGTTGCCCACGATCGAATTCGGGCTGACCTTTGTCGTGACCAATGGGCAACAGCACGCGGTTGTGATCTCCAAGGATGTCGATCCGTACTGGATAAACACGGATCTCTGCACCTGGATTCCGGACAGAAGAAAGCTGATCATCAAGCCGAGCATCACGAAGCAGGATGACCTCAACCCGCTTCAGGTTTATCCGGTTCCGCCGATCGCGAAGTTCATGGGTTACAATGTCACCCAGGTCCAATTCGGGCCGGATGCCAATGACAGCACGTCGTATTTCGCCGGGGCGGAACTGCTGTACCTGAAGGCAACGGTGCCCGGTACGGTTTCGTTCGTGCGACAGTTTGTGAAGGCGAAGGACGGCACGATCATCTGCACGCGCGATACGACCCTGGATGGGCTGCCCTACAAGCCGATCGGTACGCCGTCGTTCTGCGGCGGAATTACCTAAGAGCTGGAATGGAGCAAGAAAATGGGTTGCAAATGTGGGAAGACCTTTTCCAACCGCCCTCCGGCTCCGGTGCCGGAGCACGTGCTGGAGCTCGTCGCACGGCGCATGCAGGAGGGGACCAGCGCGTCTGCGCTTAAAGCCCGGCCGCCTGTGTTCAACCACAGCGGCGCTCCGACCGCGCAAAGCGGCAGTGCCGTGCCGGCCGTGCTACAGCCCGACCAGGACCCGGACGAGGCTAATGCGGAGTAGCTGGCCCTTGCGGAGGAGATGTGCTTCATCCGGTTATCTGCCGGATGAAGCCATTCTTTCAAGGAAAGATGTTTTATGAGGTCATCCCGTTAATCGCCACAGGAGTCTCTCCGTAATTTGGAGAAACTTATGCACTATTCTTTGTTTGATTATGTGTGACAGGGATTTCCTTCTGGGATAGTCGGTCTGGGAGGGTTCATTTCATTCAGGCGGATCTGAATGACTTTCGATGAAGGAAGCGACCCGTCCGGGAGCTTCACATTTGCGCATGCGACAACGTCCATGCTCCGCAGCGAGCCTGCCGGCGCGGGAACCGGGCAGAGAGTTAAGCTGATGCGTTACCCTGTTTGGCTGGTCGGTCACGGCCGTGCGGGCGAGGCATGCCGCGTGTCGTGAGGAGTGTTTATCATGACGGATACGAGAGAGGAGCCTCCGACCGAGCAGTCCGACGACAAGCAGCTCAACGTGATCCAGATGGTGCTGCACGACATGCCGCCGTGGCAGAAGTCAATCCTGACGTTTTTCCTGATCGTTCCCATAGCGCTGGCGCTTTCGGGACTGATCCTGCAGGTCAACGTCGGGTCGATCATCCAGGCGGTAATCAACGAGCAGCTTTCACAGAACCGCGAGCAGACGGTTGGATCCATCACCAGCACGCTTAATCAGAGCACGGCGTCACTGTCGGAGCAGATCTCGGTGTTGCAGCGGGAGACGATCAGCGGCGGCGCCAGGCTGGATCGGCTGGAAGAGCGCACTCGGGACATTCTGGCGCTGTTCACGTCGCGGATCGAGAAGATCGAGCAGAAGACGGACGAGCTCGCCAAGTCGGTGAACGACATCAAGATCTACATCTGTGATACAGACGGGAAGACACGCGGCGACTGTCCGCTGTTGAGGTAGGGGCAACATGACAAATCCGACGCGGTTCAGGCCGGCAGGCGATGATGATGAGTGGGCGGACAATGCGCTCAGCAACAGCATGGCGTGGGCATCAACGACGCTGCTGCCGGGCTGGTGCAGCTCACCTGAGCACTGGGCAGCACGCCTGACGGGTTATCTTTGGACGGACTGTCCCTGCTGCCTGTTGTGGCGGGGGCTTGCGCTGGGGTTCGCTGCGGGGGCTGCCGCAGCAGCAGCCGCGGTAGCGGTGCTTGGGCTGGCGGCGTGAAGACGTGACGGCCGAGTGAAGCGGAGACGGGCCGGTCTGGAAGAGGCTTGGCCTCGCCGGAAGGCCACTAGGATGGATCAGGGAAATGGCTTGGGGTTGGCGCCGGGGCGAGACGCCTCGGGATGGGAAGGCTTTTCTTGAACACAAGCAGGCCGGCGGATGGGGCTTCATCGGGCTCTACGGCCAGGGAGACGCGAGCTGGACGGGCCGGGATTACGGCTCGCTTTGCCGCGAAGGATTCATGCGCAATCCGGTCGCGCACCGGGCTGTGAAGATGATCGCGGAGGCGGCCGCGTCGATCCCGTGGCTTGCCTATCAGGGCGAGGCGGAGATTGAGGATCATCCAGTGCTGGATCTGCTCCGCCAGCCCAATCAGCGGCAGGCGGGGCCGAGCTTCATGGAGACGCTGTACGGGCATCTCGTCATGTCCGGCAACGCCTATGTGGAGCTGGTGGAAGCGCCGAACGGAAGCCGTGAGCTGCACCTGCTGCGGCCCGACCGGGTGAGCGTGATTGCGGATGCCGCAGGCTGGCCCGTGGCACTCGAATACGGGACGGGTAGCGTGAAGCGGCGGATCTCGCTTGACGAGCCGCCGCTGGCGCTGCACGTGCGGCTGTTCCACCCGCTCGACGATCACTACGGGTTCGCGCCGCTGTCGGCGGCTGTGCACGCGCTCGACATTCACAATGCCGCGGCCCGCTGGAACAAGGCGCTGCTCGACAATTCGGCCCGGCCGTCCGGAGCGCTGGTGTATGCGCCGAAGGACGGGGGAAACCTGACGGACGAGCAGTTCGAGCGCCTCAAGGCGGAGCTGGAGCAGGGCTATGCGGGCACCAGCCGGGCCGGGCGGCCGCTGCTGCTCGAGGGCGGGCTCGACTGGAAGGCGATGAGCCTTTCGCCCAGGGACATGGACTTCATGGAGGCGCGCAACGGTGCGGCGCGCGACATCGCGCTCGCGCTCGGCGTGCCGCCCATGCTGCTCGGGATTCCCGGGGACAACACCTATGCGAACTACCAGGAGGCAAACCGCGCCTTCTACCGGCTGACGGTGCTGCCGCTGGTCGGAAAGATCGTGAAGGAGTTCGAGGTCTTTCTCGGACGCAGGTTCGGGGACGGATTGCGGCTTGCCATCGACGCGGACCAGATCGAGGGGCTGGCCGCCGAACGTGAGGCCCTGTGGTCTCGTGTCGGCAACGCCACATTCCTGACGGATGACGAAAAGAGGGCGGCGGTCGGCTACCAGCCGCTGGGCCTTGGCAATACAGGTGACGATCATGGCTGATCTCAATGAGGCAGGCGGGCTGTGGCTCGCCAAGACAAGCGGTGCGATCGCCGGATCGGCCATTTCCATCGCCTATTTTCTGCCGGCGGGACGGCGCGAGGCGGCTATCCGCTTCGCGGTTGGCGTGGCGTGCGGTCTCGTTTTCGGCAGTACGGCGGGGATCAAGATCGCCACCGAGCTGGGTGTAGCCGAGTATCTCGCGCCGTTCGAGATGGTGCTGATGGGATCGGCGACCGCGAGCCTGTGCGCGTGGAACGCCATCGGGATAGCGGTGCGGATGCTCGATCGGCGGGCAAAGGGCGGTTCCGAAAAGACATAAAGGGTATTGTGCTGCGTCGGGCGGGTCGCAGCGGGGCTGAAAATTGATGGCCGGCGGCGGGTCTTCCCGGACGCCGGGATGAAGCATTGCGCCGCGCAAGGCGGCGCACGCGTGGGGGCGACATTTCCATGATAGCGAGAGAACGCAAGTTCGCCGGGCTCGACCTGGCGGAGGTGCAGGAGGACGGCACCTTTTCAGGCTATGCCAGCGTGTTCGGGCGGGTGGATCTCGGACGGGACGTGGTCGAAAGGGGCGCATTCGCCGACTCCATTATCAGGCGGGGTCCAGCTGGTGTCCGAATGCTGTTCCAGCATGATCCGGGGCAGCCGATCGGGAGCTGGCAGGAGATCCGCGAGGATGCGCGTGGGCTGTTCGTCGTGGGCAAGCTGACGACGGGCGTGGCGCGGGCGCGCGAGGTGCTGGAACTCATGCGCAGCCGGGCCATCGACGGGCTTTCGGTAGGGTTCCGCACCATTCATTCAACCAAGGATGCGCGCACGGGCATCCGACACATTCGCAAGGCCGACCTGTGGGAAATCTCGGTAGTGACATTTCCCATGAATCCGGAGGCCAGGATCGAGCAGGTGAGAGGGATCAGAACAGGGGGAGAACTGCCAACCATCAGGGAATTCGAGCACTGGCTCCTGCGGGATGCGGGGCTGACCCGAAGCGAGGCCCGGACAGTGATTGCAAAGGGCTTCGCTCATCTCAAGCGCGAGCGGGACGCCGCGAAAGGCAAGCCGCTTCAACTGGCGGAGACGATCCGCAGGGCGGCAAGGTTGTTCCAACAGTGAGCGAATGTCATGACAGCAGGGGCACAGGCGGGCGCGGTGGAGACCAAGTCCGCGGATATCAGCGCGGCGCTCGAGGAGCTGATGTATTCCTTCGAGGCCTTCAAGGAAGCCAACGATCAGCGGCTGAAGGAGCTGGAGCGGCGATCGGCCGATCCGCTGACGGCGGAGAAGGTGGAGCGCATCTCCGAGGCGCTCGATGAGCAGAAGCGTCTCATCGATGCGGTGGTTCTGAAGAATTCCAGGCCGCCGCTGGCGCTGGACGGTGGGGCGTCGGCACATCCACCAAGCGAACACAAGCAGGCCTTCGAGGCCTATGTGCGCACGGGCGATGAGCGCAGGCTGCGGAGCCTGGAAGAGAAGGCCATGTCCTATGGCACGCCGGCCGATGGCGGCTATCTCGTGCCGGACGAGACGGAAAACGAGATCGGCCGACGGCTCGCGCAAATCTCGCCGATACGCTCCATCGCTTCGGTGCGGAAGATTTCCTCGGCAGTGCTGAAGAAGCCGTTCGCGACGACCGGCATCGGCACCGGCTGGGTGGCGGAAACGGCAAGCCGCACCCAGACCACAACGAACACGCTGGCGGAGTTGTCTTTCGCGACCGCGGAGCTGTACGCGATGCCGGCGGCGACTGCGGCGTTGCTAGACGACAGCATGGTTGACCTCGACGCCTGGATCGCGGGCGAGATCGAGACGGTGTTCGCGGAACAGGAGGGCAAGGCGTTCGTCGAGGGCGACGGGTCGAACAAGCCGAAGGGGTTTCTCTCCTACACGACGGTGGCGGATGCCAGCTGGAGCTGGGGAAACCTGGGCTACATCGCGACGGGCAATGCTTCGGGTCTTGCCTCCTCTAGCCCGACGGACACGCTGATAGACCTCGTCTATGCGCTCAAGGCGGGCTACCGCCAGAACGCGACCTGGGTGATGAACCGCAAGACGCAGGCGGCGCTGCGCAAGCTCAAGGACGATAACGGCCAGTACATCTGGCAGCCGCCGGCGGCAGCCGGAAGCCGGGCGATGCTGATGGGCTTCCCCGTCGTGGAGGCGGAGGACATGCCCGACATCGGCGCCGGCAATTATCCGATCGCGTTCGGCGATTTCCGCCGCGGCTATCTGGTGGTCGACAGGGCTGGGGTGCGGATCCTGCGCGACCCGTATTCCGCCAAGCCGTACGTGCTGTTCTACACGACCAAGCGTGTGGGTGGCGGCATCCAGGATTTCGAGGCGATCAAGCTGCTGAAGGTCGCTGCGAACTAGGGGCGTTCCGATTTCCAAACGGAAAACGCTGAGCAAATCAGCATCTCGTCTTGCACGGTTCCGGACGGACGGCGACTGCCTTCGGTCCGGACCTGCGGCACCATCGACGCCGGTTCGCTGCGGCACCAGGTTGTGCATGCCGCGGCGGGGCAGCGGTCCCGGTTGTCCTCCCGCCGGGACCGCCTCCTTTTCAATGCGCGCCGGTCAACAGGCAGGCACGGGAGGATTCTCGAAAGGGGGCGTTTCCATGACATTGATACGGACGGTCGAACCGGCCGCCGAACCCGTCACACTTGCCGGAATGAAGGCCCATCTGCGCGTGACGCATTCGAGTGAGGACGAGCTGATTTCCGGTCTCATCAAGGCTGCGCGCGAAGAAGTGGAACGTAGCACATCGCTTGCGCTCATCCGCCAGTCGTGGCGGCTGGTGCTGGGCGAGTGGCCGCGCGACGGCTGCATTTCCCTCCAACCCAATCCGGTCATCGGTGTGTCATCCGTCGCCGTGTTCGACGAGAACGGGGACGAGACGATCCTGCCGGCCGGATCCTATCTCCTGGACAACATTTCCAATCCTGCCCGACTTCAGCTCAAGGATATGGCGGCACCGGGGAAGGCGCTGAACGGCATAGAGGTCGAATTCGAGGCCGGTTACGGCGACAGCGGCGTGGAGGTGCCCGAGGGCCTGAAGCGGGCGATCGGCATTCTCGTCGCCTACTGGTACGAGTTCAGGGGCGCCTATGGGGCGAAAGACCAGCCGGTAGCCATTCCAGGCGAGTACCTGCGGATCATCCGGCATTTCAGGGCGCCGAGGCTCAGATGAAGCTCGAATATCTCGATCCGGGAAAACTGAGGACCGAACTCAGGGTCGAACGGGTCGCGACCGTGGATGACGGGGCGGGCGGCCACGAGGAGACCTGGGAGGAATGGTGCGTGCTGTTCGGACAGGTCGAGCCGGTGCGGGCGCAGAGCTACTTCGGCGCGGGGCAGGCGCATGAGCGCGTGACGCACCGGGTGGTCGTGCGCTGGCGAGAGGGGTTGCGGAGCGGGATGCGGTTTGTCACGGACGGGCGGCGGCTCCACATCGTGACGTTGCGCGATCTCGACCAGCGAGGGCGGTATCTCATGTGCGAGGTGCGGGAGGAGGGGCAGTGATGATTTCGATTGGCGTTGCGATGAACGGGCTGATCCGTGCGCTGCGGGTGAAGCGCCTGGCGCTGGCGAACAGGGTTGAGCGGCGGGAGGTNTCACCGAGGCTCGCGCAGGCAAGGCGCGGAAGGAAAAGGGAGCGAGGCGATGAACGCGGCCGCGCTTGACCTGCAGGAGGCAGTAGTTACGGCGCTTCGGGGGCACGAGGCGCTGGTGAGCGCGCTGGGCGGTCAGAAGATCCACGATCTGACGCCGGCCGCGCTGCCGTTTCCCTACATCACCTTCGGCAGGACTGAAGTCTACGATTGGAGCGCAGACCAGAGCGAGGGCAGCGAGATTCTGTTCAGCCTGCATGTCTGGTCCAAGCACAGGGGGCGCAGGGAAGCATTGCAGCTCATCGACCTGGTGGCGGAGGCTCTCGATGAGGGACGGGTGGTGCCCACGCGTCATCATCTCGTCACCTGCACGCTGGATGCAACCGAGGTCCGGTACGACGAGGACCTCGACGCGTTCGAGGGCGCCGTACATGTCCGCGCCCTGATGGAGCCGGCCTGAGCGGCCGGTCCGATCTTCTTTCCACAAAACGTTTGGGCAGTTCCGGGGGGCGGCTTTGCCGTTCACGGAACCCACTCAGGGGGCATTCTCATGGTGGCGCAGAGGGGCAAGGACCTGATCCTAAAGCTGGATCTGGCAGGGGACGGCACGTACGCGACCGTCGCCGGGTTGAGGTCGAAACGGCTCGCGTTCAACAGCGAGACCGTCGATATCACAGATGCGGAATCCGAAGGACGCTGGCGGGAGCTGCTGGCGGGAAGCGGGGTGCAAAGGGCTTCCATAAGCGGTTCGGGCATCTTCAAGGACGCGGCGTCGGATGCGGCAATCCGCGAGCGGTTCTTCAATGGAACAATTGCCCAGTGGCAGCTGGCGATACCCTCGTTCGGGTTTGTCACAGGGCCGTTCCAGATCACGGCACTAGAATATTCGGGCAATCACGACGGCGAGGTGGTGTTCGAGATCGCGCTCGAATCCGCGGGCAAACTCACCTTCACGGAGGCCGCATGATCGTCAATCGCAGGCGGGGCGAGATCAGCGCGAGGCTCGATGGGCGGGAGTATCGCCTGTGTCTTACGCTGGGGGCGCTGGCGGAGCTGGAGGCCGCGTTCGAGACGCAGGACATCAATGCGCTGGTGGAGCGGTTCTCGAACGGCAGGCTGTCGGCAAGGGACATGGCGGCGGTGATCGGCGCGGGGTTGCGCGGTGGCGGCAACGATATCCCCGACGCCGAGGTGCTTGCCATGCGATGCGAGAATGGGGCGGTGGGTTTCGCGCGCATCGTCGCTGAACTGCTTTCCGTGACATTCGGGGAGCAGGAAGGGCGAAAGAGCGAGGCAAACCCTTGAAAGCCGCAACGGCGCAGCGCGAGCCGTTTCCCTGGCAGCAGGCGATGGGGATCGCGTTCGCGTGGTTGCGGCTTTCGCCAAAGGATTTCTGGGCAATGAGCCCGCGGGAGCTCGCCGCTGCGCTCTCGGTCTTCGAGCCGGGCGAAGGGCAGGCGCTGCAGCGCAGAGAACTGGAAGAGCTGATGCGGCTGTTCCCCGACGCAGGTGTGCCGGGCAGCAAAGGAGGGGGTAGACAGGATGGCTGAAGAGGTACGGGTGCCAATCGTTGCGGATACCGCGCCCTTCGAGCGCGCGCTCAACAACCTGACGGCCTTGTCGCAGACGTTCGGGGAGCAGCTTGGAGGGGCGCTCAAAGGCGCCGTGGTGAACGGAAAGTCGCTCGAGGACGTGTTGCGTCGGATCGGGCTCAGCCTGGCGGGCATGGGGCTGGAGCAGGGGCTCAATCCGCTGAAGAGCCTGATGGGCAACGTTTTCGGCAGTGTGTTTCGCGGGATCATGCCGTTCGCGGAGGGGGGCGTGGTGCCGTTCGCAGCCGGCGGTGTGGTATCGAGCCCTACCTATTTCCCGGCTGGGAGAAACATCGGCCTGATGGGTGAAGCGGGGCCGGAAGCTATCCTGCCGCTGCAGAGAACGGCGGACGGGCGGCTTGGGGTCGCGGCTGCGGGCGGGCGCGGGGGAGCTGTGCAGGTGGTGTTCAACGTGACGGCGCAGGACGCGGCTTCCTTCCGCAAGTCCGAGGCACAGATCACCACGATGCTGGCGCGGGCCGTCTCGCGCGGGGCGCGAGGGCTCTGACCGGTCTCTCTTGAAGGTATGGGAGGGAGCCGGGGCCGCATCTCCCGAAGCGCATCCCTTCTTTGGGCGGGCTCGCTGCCCGGCAAGCAGAAAGTCACCTGAAAACTGGCGGGGGCCAGAATGGACAGTTTTCATGATGTGCGCTTTCCGGCGCGGATCGCGTTCGGCGCGACCGGCGGGCCGGTACGGCGTAATGAAATCGTTCAGCTCACATCCGGAGTGGAGAAGCGGAACGCCAGAACCGCGCATTCGCGCAGGCGGTATGATGCGGGGACGGGGCTCCGTTCGGTTGAAGACCTTTACCTGGTGATGGAGTTCTTCGAGGCGAGGCGGGGTTCCCTGCATGCCTTCCGATTCCGAGACCCGTTCGACATGAAGTCATGCGCGCCCAACGAGACCGTATCGGCGCTCGATCAGACGCTCGGCATTGGCGACGGCGAGACGAAACGGTTCCAGATTGTGAAGATCTATGGGAGCGGGCCGGACGCCTATTCCAGGATCATTCGATATCCGGTGGCGGAGACTGTTCGGGTGGCCGTGAACCGGGTGGAAAAGATTCGAGAGGAGGATTTTTCGGTCGGCCCCGGCGGCGAAGTGGTGTTTGAGGAGCCGCCGCCGGAAGGATCGGTCATCACCGCCGGATTCGAGTTCGACGTGCCGGTGCGCTTCGACACGGAGCAGATTTCGGCGGGCATCACGTCCTTTCAGGCCGGGCACATTCCCTCCATCCCGCTGATCGAGGTGCTGTCATGACCGTGCTGCCGGACGATCTTGCGTCCCATCTGGAAGGGGAGGTGACCACCGTCTGCCAATGCTAGCGTATCGTGCGGCGCGACGGGCACACCATGGGATTCACAGACCATGACGGCGCGCTGGACTGCGACGGCACGGTGTTCCGGCCGGAGAGCGGGCTTGCCGCGTCTGAAGCGCGGCGTTCGCTGGGGATGGCCGCCGACGCGACCGACGTGCAGGGGGTGCTCTCCTCGGCGGACATCAGCGAGGAGGACATCATCGCGGGTGTTTATGACGGGGCGGTGGTGGAGACGCTGCTCGTCAACTGGATGGCTCCCAGCCAGTTCGCGCGGATCGGGCGATGGGTCATCGGGCAGATCTCCCGACGCGACGGGCATTTCGTGGCCGAACTCGAAAGCCTTGAACGGATGCTCGACCGAACGAACGGGCGGACGCTGAGACGCACCTGCGACGCCGAGCTGGGAGACGCACGATGCGGCGTTGACCTCCATGCGCCGGGTTTCAAGAGCGAGGGGATCGTAGAGGAAGTCAGGGCGTTTGCGGTGCTGGTTTCGGGGCTGGAAGGTTTCGAGGGCGGCTGGTTCAGCCATGGCATTCTGACGTGGGGGAGCGGAAGCCTGGCAGGGCGCAGTGAGCAAATTGTCGCGCACCGCAAGGAGGGCGGACTGGACCGGCTGGATCTCCGGGGGGTGGAGCCTATTGCAGCGCTGAAGGGTGATGTCTTCACGGTGACGGCCGGCTGCGACAAGTCCTTTGCAACGTGCAGGGCAATATTTGGCAACGCCATCAATTTCCGCGGTTTCCCCCACCTGCCGGGCAATGACGCCGCATACAGCTACGTCACCGAGGATCAAGTGTTTGACGGGGGGCCGATCGTTCCATGAGCGACCAAACAGCAATGTGGGGACGGACCGTGGCGGCTGCGGCTCTGGAATGGGTGGGAACACCGTACCGCCATCAGGGCAGCTGCAAGGGCGTGGGCTGCGACTGCCTCGGACTGGTCAGGGGCGTTTGGCGTGCGCTCTACGGCAGGGAGCCGGAACCTCCGGTCCATTACAGCCGGGACTGGGCCGAGGCGGGTGGCGAGGAGCTGCTGCTGGAAGCTGTACGCAGGCACTTCGTCACCTGTCCAGACGGGAAGACCGATACAGGACGGCTCATCGTGTTCCGCTGGCGGCCGGACGTGCCGGCCAAGCATGCCGGCATCTGCATCGATGGCGAACGCTTCGTTCACGCCTACGAGGGGACGGCCGTGACTGTCTCCCGCCTGGTGCCGCAATGGCGGCGGAGGATCGCAGGTGTCTTCGCTTTTCCAGAGAGAGTGGGGGCTTGAGCCATGGCAACGATCGTCTTGCAGAGCGCGGGCGCGAGGCTAGGCAGCATGTTCGGTGCCGTGGGGGCGGCGATCGGCGCGGCCGTCGGAGCTTTTGCGGGCTACATGGTCGACCGGGCGATCCTTACGCGCGGCCAACACTACGAAGGACCGCGGCTCGGGCAGGGCCGTCCGATGACGGCCGAAGAGGGCAGTCCGCTGCCCAGGGTCTATGGTACCATGCGCGTGGGTGGCGCGCTGATCTGGGCGACGCGCTTCGAGGAACGCTCGACGACGACGCGGGCCGGCAAGATGGGGCCCAAGCAGACCACGTATTCCTATTTCGCCAATGTCGCGCTGGCGCTGTGCGAAGGGGAGATTGCGGGGGTGCGCCGCATCTGGGCGGACGGGCGCGAGCTCGACCTCAGCAACTACGAGTTCCGCGTCTACCGGGGAGACGAGGAGCAGCTTCCCGACCCATTGATCGAGGCGAAGCAGGGTGTTGGCAATGCTCCCGCCTATCGCGGCGTGGCCTATGTGGTGTTCGAGCGGTTCCCCATCGACGATTTCGGACAGCGCATCCCGCAGTTCCAGTTCGAGGTGCTGCGCCCGGGCGGGGCGCTCTGCGAACGGATCCGTTCGGTGGCGCTGATACCAGGATCTACCGAATATGGCCTCTCACCACACCTCATCACCGTTGCTGGCGAACCAGGGGAGACGATCGCGGTCAACCGTCACAATGCTTACGGTCGCACGGATTTCGATGCGGCAGTGGACGAGCTGCTGGCCATCTGCCCCAACCTGAAGAGCGTTTCACTGGTGGTCAGCTGGTTCGGGACGGACCTGCGGGCGGGCCATTGCCGGATCGAGCCGCGCGTCACCCGGGCGGAAGGCAACTATTCACTGCCGTGGCGCGTGTCCGGCCTGACCCGGGCCCAGGCGCAGACCGTCTCGCAGCACGACGGCAGGGCCGCCTACGGAGGAACTCCCGCCGACAGGACTGTCGTCGACGCGATACGGGCGCTCAAGGCGCGCGGTCTCAAGGTCACCCTTTATCCGTTCGTCATGATGGACGTGCCGGAGAACAACGGGTTTCCGGATCCCTACGGCGACGTGGCGCAGGCGGCGTATCCCTGGCGCGGTCGGATCACCTGTGATCCGGCTCCCGGCAGGCCGGGCAGCGCGGACCGGACGGGGACAGCGCGGACGCAGGTCGAGGCATTCCTGGGATCGGCCGGAGCAACGCAGTTCGTCCATGGTGGCGATACGGTGGCCTTCACCGGCAATGCGAACGACTGGGGATTCCGCCGCCACATCCTGCACTACGCCCATCTCGCTGCCATGGCGGGGGGCGTCGACGGGTTCATCATCGGTTCGGAGATGCCCGGTCTCACCCGCGTGCGAGATACGGGCAACGCGTTTCCGTTCGTGGAAGGGCTGGTGGCGCTGGCAGAGGATGTCCGTTCCATTCTCGGTGGCGGAACGCGGATCACCTATGCCGCCGATTGGAGCGAATACTTCGGCTACCATCCGCAGGACGGGTCCGGCGACGTCTTCTTCCACCTGGACGAACTATGGGCCAGCGAGGCGATCGACTGCATCGGCATCGACAACTACATGCCGCTTTCCGACTGGCGGGACGAAGACGTATCCGGGGGTAATCCTGACGGGGCGGCCAGCGCCTATGATCTTGTGGCCCTGAAAGCGGCGATTACGGGCGGCGAAGGCTTCGACTGGTACTATGCAAGCCCTGCCGACCGGCATGCGCGCGTGCGGACGCCGATAGGAGATGGAGCCTACGGCAAGGACTGGGTGTTCCGATACAAGGACCTTCCCGGTTGGTGGTCGAATCTGCATTACAATCGGATCGGCGGCGTGGAACAGGCACAGCCCACGGCGTGGGTGCCCATGTCGAAGCCCTTCCATTTCACCGAGCTCGGTTGCGGGGCGGTGGACAAGGGGCCCAATCAGCCGAACCTGTTTCGCGACCCGAAGTCCGCTGAGAACGGTATCCCACATTTTTCGAACGGCGGCCGGTCCGACCTCGCACAGTACCGGTTCCTGCTAGCCCATCACCTGCACTGGCAGGAGGGTGGCGAGGAGGCTAACCCAACGTCTCCGGTCTATGGCGGTCGGATGGTGGATCCGGACGCGCTCTCTGTCTGGGCATGGGACCTGCGGCCCTTTCCGGCCTTTCCCGTCCAGAAAGAGGTCTGGGGAGACGGCGAGAACTGGATCTGTGGCCACTGGCTCAACGGGCGGCTGAACGCGATACCGGTCGGCGCGCTGATCGACCGGATCATGGCGGATTTCGGCCTGCCGGCGGCCGCCACGTCGCGGGCGGACGGAATGGTGAGCGGCTATGTGATCGCCAATCCCACGACGGCGCGCGCCGCGCTCGAACCGATCGTGGAGCTGTTCGGCATTTCCGTACGCTCGCAAGGGGACCGGCTGGTGTTTGCGACCGAGGGGATGGAGCAGACCGATACAATTCCGGCAGGCGATCTCGTCATTCCCGACGAGGGCGACGTGCTCGCCCGCGTGCGGACGCCGGATCACGATCTCCCCGGCCAAGTGCACCTCGACTTTCGCGACCAGCTCAACGAGCATCAGTCCGCCACCGCCTGCGTCGATTTGGCCGGGACCGAGGGGGCGGGCACGCGCTTCATCAGCTTTCCGGGCGTGCTGGCGGCGGACGAGGCGGAGACACTGGCTGCCAATTTCCTGCACCGCATCTGGGACAGGCGGGAGGGGATCTCCTTCGCCTTGCCAATAACGCGTCAGGACGTGCGGGTCGGCAGGATAATCCGCCTCGACGGAGAGGATCGGGACTACCTGGTAACAGAGATCGAGGAGGGGCTCGTCCGTCGGGTACAGGCGGTGCGCATCCGACGCTCGCCGGACATGCCAGCGACTGAAGGAAGAATTCCCGCAGGCGGCGGTGGCGAGCCGCTGACCTTCGGGAAGCCATACGCCCTGCTCATGGATCTGCCTCTCGTGAATGGGGAGGATCAACCGCATGAGCGTCTGCGCATCGCGGTGCGGGCGAAGCCGTGGAAAAGTCAGGCCGTCTACTGTTCGCCGGAGACGACGGGCTTTTCGTTCCGGGGAGTGGTGGCTGAGCGAGCGATCATCGGCGAGCTTGTCGCGCCGCTACCGGGCACGGCTGTAACCGGACGGCTCGATCCCGTTTCCCGGGTGGACGTGCGGCTGTTCGATGGCGAACTGGAAAGCGTGTCGCTGCCGCTCCTGCTGGGGGGCGCAAATGCGGCGGCCGTGCTTGCAGACAATGGCGTCTGGGAAATTCTCCAGTTCCATAAAGCGCAGGAGATTGCCGTCAACCGATGGGTTCTGGACGGTCTCTTGCGCGGGCAGCACGGCACGACAGACGCAATGCGCGCTGGGGCCGGCGCGGGTTCTCCCTTCGTGCTGCTTAACGGGGCTGTCACCGCCGCAGGACTGAGGCCCGAGGAGACGGGACTTCTCCTCAACTGGCGCATCGGACCAGCCGGATTCGATCTTTCCGACACCCATTTTTCCTCGCTTGGCGCAAGCGGAGGAACGAGGGCCCTGCTGCCCCTTGCTCCGGTCCATCTCCGGTGCAGGATCAATGGCGGGGACGTGCATTTCTCCTGGACACGAAGCGATCGCAGCGCGGAGTCCGACAGCTGGCTCAGCGAGGACATTCCGCTGAGCGAAACCGACGAGCGATATCTGGTGGAGGTGGTCGCGGATGACGGAGAGACGGTCGTTCGGTCCCAGATGGTCAGCGTGCCCGTGTGGGTCTATCCGTCAGCCGAAATCTTGGGCGACTTCGGCGTGATGCCGGATGCCGTCACCCTGCGGGTGAGGCAGATCAGCGTGAGGGTCGGGCCCGGAGTGGCCGCCGAACGCAGATTCAATCTGGCGTAA